CCATGACCGCTCGACTGCAGCCCTCGTGAATGTCTCGCCTGGTGAGCGTCCCAGTGATGCCTACAAGGCGGTGGCCCATGCGGTGAATCCCAACCTGCCAAAGGAGTGGGGCATCGAGTTGACCCGCTCCGATGTCAAACGGGTGGTGATGACCATCCCCTACAACGCCAAGCCCCTCTCTAATCGCAGCTACATCCGCGAGGCCCTGGTCAAAAAGCGTGGCCTGGAGATCACTCCAGAGCAGCTCACTTTGATCGTGAGTCTGACCCGTGAGGCCATGCGGGAGATCGTTCCCGGTCCCATGCAGGTGATGGATTGGCTCAATAAGGAGATCAAGGCGGCCATCAAACGGGGCTTACCCCACATCGAGTGGACGACGCCTAGCGGCTTCAACGTCAAGCAGGACCTCAGGCACATCGAGACCGAGCGGATCCAGGCCCACCTGATGGGTCGGGTGGACCTCAACATCGGCGTCTCTGAGGGACAGCCGGACCTCAAGCATCACGCCAATGCGGGGGCACCGAACCTGATCCACAGCCTCGATGCTTCGATTTTGGCGCTTGGTCTGAAGGAGTTCGCCTCGCCGTTCACCGTGATCCACGACTCGGTGCTCTGTCTGGCCAACCACATGGATGACCTCAATGCGGCGGTGCGCTCGGCCTATGCCCAGTGCTTTACCGAGCACAGCCCCCTCCATGACCTGGCCGAAAGCATTGGGGCGGAGAGCGATCCGCCGATGGTCTACGACTTCGATCCAGGCACGGTCTCGGATTCCCCCTATTTCTTCTGTTGATCCCACTCCACCAACTCAGACAACCATGCCTAAGCTTTCGGAGAACGCCACTCTCGTGGATCGCATCCGCTACTACATCGAGGTGGACGACAGCAGACGGGCAAAGGCCCTAGCCCAACTGGGCGATTACCTGGAGGAATGCTTCCTCTGGGATATATCATTCAGTGGGGAATCTCCCTAACCTGTTTGGATCCCACTCAGCCAAGATGCCCGAACCCCGCCAAGCCCGCCTAACGAGTGAGGACCTGTACAGGGCCTACCTCATGGTGGAGGTGCTCCGCTCGACGGGAGAACGCGAGTTCCCCATGCAGCTGGCCAGCACCTTCCTCTGGATTGCTGCCCATGACGGCTGCCGTCAGGAGGACTTGATTTTAGCCACCAGCATGTCGCCGTCTTCGGTGTCGCGCAACGTCACCTGGCTAGGTCCGAGGCATCGACTCGGTAAGGAGGGACTCAAGCTCGTTAGAAGGGAAAAGGACCCGGATGATCCCAAACGGTGGAGGCTCTACCTCACGCCTAAGGGGTCCCAGTTCTCCCGTCTCATCGAAAAACAGCTCAATGGACCAATCCCATGACTGCATACACCTGGAGCCAGGCCTTTGATTACACCTACAGAACCAAGTGGAAACGCTTGGCTTCGGCCAAGACCAACTGCATCAATGGCTCCCACATCACCACCTACTGCGGTAGGTCACTTCCACTTAGCCGAATGGGCAAGGTGGGTTGGTGGCAGGAGTTCATTGCCCACCTCCAGGACCAGGGGCGCTCTAGCTCCACGATCAACCGGATCATTTCGGTCGGCTCCACTGCCATCCAGTGGACCGCTAAGGCCGAACACCATCAGGTGATCTGGCCCAAGGTGGATCGCCTCAAAGAGGGCGAGCACCGGCTCACCTACTTCTCCAAAGAGCAGGTGGCCCGGCTGGCCCACGTGGCGGTGGACATCTTTGATCGCAAGGACCTGGCCGATGCCTTGGTCTTCTCGGCCTATACGGGCCTCCGTCAGGGCGAGTTGCTGGTGCTCAAGCCAGAGGACATCGACCTTTCTCTCGACACCATCTGGGTCGGCGGGAAACCGGGACGTGAGACCAAAGGTAAGAACGTGCGCACCGTACCGATCCACCCTCTTGTGGCTCCAATCCTTCAGAACCGCTTGTCCGGTCATTACGTCTTTGGCGACGACTGGAACAACAAAGATCAGCTCTACGGAGCGTTCAAAAAGGTTCGGGATTACTGCGGCATCACCGAGGACCACGTTTGGCATTCGCTGCGCCACTCCTTCGGGACCTGGCTGGGCGAACAGACCCACCCACGCCAGATCATGGCGTTGATGGGCCACTCCCAAATCGAGACCTCGCTGCGCTACGTCAAGCCCACCGACAAGGCCATTAGATCCGCCATTCTCGCCATCTAATGGATCTACCGTTCGCCAATTTTGGCCTCTCAGGCCCCCTGCTACTGTCGTTCAGCACCTGGGCAATCGCCCAGATCCCTGTGCGGATGTGGCGGAATTGGTAGACGCGCTAGTTTCAGGTTCTAGGAAAACAAGTTGCCACACTGACAACTGAAGAACCACTGGGGGCCACAAGCCCCCTTTTTTATTGGCTTTTCATCATTTCCACTCCGCCAACCTAGTAAATGCCGAATCTAACGCAGTCCGAAGTTGAACTCCTCAGCCCTGAGGACTACTCCAACTACCTCGCTTTTGGGGAGTCTTTGCTTCCAGCCAAGCTCACTGAAGCGGAGTACGAGGAATACATCCTGGCCCAGCGAGAGTTTGACCTTTGAAAGAATCCAGGCTTTTTAAAGCTCACACTTTGGCTGAACTACAGCGGATCATCGATTATGTCGAAGAGCGCTTAGAGAAGCTGCCTACGAAGTACCCAGATCCCGAACGCCTATACCAAAGCTATGACGAAGAAGAGCTTATCCGGTAGCACCTTTGTGCCTGGAAAACCGAAGCGAACCCATCAGGGCCAAGGGCTAAGAAGCCTGGCTAAGAAGGGCAAGAAGCTTCGCAGGGGCCAGGGGAAGTAATTACTAGCCTACTGATTATTACCACTATCCATTACCACCAACCACCCGTTAACCATGTCTAAAAACCGTTACGTCTTTGATGCTGTCTTGGAAGGCTTCATCAACGTCTTTGAACCCTCAGGCAAGTTCAACAACTGCTGCTTTGCCTACCGCCTCCCTGCTGCTGTCCTGGAGCAGGCCGAAGCGGATCGTGAGGAGCTGTTGACCTGGGCTAAGACCAAGGTGGACAACCCCAACCGCATTGCTCTCAACCCCGCCAAGTGGGATGAGGAAGGCCTCGTGAAGTTCTCCTACGGTGGCGATACGGGCCGGCCCGATCCGGTCTTTGTCGATACCTCAGGCCAAGCGGTGGAGAAGGCGGTCCTCAAGGAGGTGCGTAAAGGCACCAAGGTGCGCCTGATCGTCCAGCAGACCCCCTACACCAAGCCAGCCCTGGGCACCACCCTCAAGGTGCTGGGCGTTCAGATCGTGGAACTGGCCACCGGCAACGGGGCTGTGGATTCGGGCGACCTGAGCGCCGATGACGTGGCTGCCCTGTTCGGGGAGGTCAAGGGCTTTAAGGCTGCCGAGCCCGCCGTGCGTCGAGCTGATTCCACTACGGAAAGCTGGTACGAGTTCTGATGGATTACGCCAGCGCTTTCCAGCGGCTTGACGAGCTAGCTGAGCAGTACGAAATCACCGAGTCCCTCGCCCTTAAAGCGGAGCTGGACCGGGAGATGGAGGCCCTTGAGGCCTATCTCTTCGATCTTGGTGAGGCTACGGATTGATGCCTGCCTTCCGATCCGGCCTAGAGGATCGGCTGTCGAAGCATCTAGAGAAGTTAAACGTTCCTTATCTCTTTGAGTGTTCCAAATTCTCTTATACAACTGAGTCGAAATATACGCCAGATTTCTTCCTGCCTAACGGAGTCATCATTGAAGCTAAAGGCTTCTTCAAGCCTACCGATAGGCGGAAGATGTTGGCGGTTAAGACCCAGCATCCAGAGCTTGATATCCGATTCGTATTCCAACGTAATAACACGATCTCAAAAAACAGCACAACCACCTACGGGAGCTGGGCCGAGAAACACGGCTTCCCCTGGTGCATCTTTCCGAATATCCCCACTGATTGGTTCACCCCCAATGCCTGAAGATCAAACCAAGTCTATTGATCAAGTCTTCGTAAGGCTTGATGCTTTTGTGGCCTCGCTTGAGGATGAGGGCTATGCCTTCGACTTTGTTATCAATGTTCTGCGTGATTACATTGAACTAGCTGATGATTATGTCCTCTGATGAGAACCAGTTTGTAGGGCATGAACCCTGTCCAAACTGCCCTTCATCTGATGCGCTGGCCCGTTACAACGATGGGTCAGCTTTTTGCTTTTCCTGTGGGCATCACATCAAGGGTGACGGATCAATCCACCAATCACCAAGGAGGCCGCGCTTTATGAACTACCAAGGGGACTTTGCCCCAATCAAAAGCCGACGACTTACCGAAGAGACCTGCCGAAAGTTCAACGTGCGCGTTGACTCCGGCCCTGTGATTCGCTTCCCCTACTACGATTCCACCCGCAACGTGGTTGGTTATAAGGAGCGGGACCAGGAGAAGAACTTCAGATGGACGGGTAAGAACAGTGAGCACCAACTGTTTGGCCAGCACCTCTGGGGCTCTGGTAAGTCGATTGTTATTTCAGAGGGCGAGATGGATGCCTTGAGTATCTATCAGGCCCGACCTACTTGGCCCGTCGTTAGCATCCCGAACGGTGCGAGCGCAGCAGCCAAGGACCTCAAACATCAGATCCCCTGGCTACTGGGGTTCGATGAAATCATCCTCATGTTCGATGGGGATGAAGCCGGCCAGAAGGC